ATCATCTATTATTGGATGGTCTCCCTCAACATCGACTGGCAAGCTCAACATTGGCACTTAAATCGTTTGCTAACGCTTATTCGAGTGTGCAATGAGAAGAACGCACCACCCAAGAAGGTCGACCCGAAGGTTGCCGCTGAAGAGAGACGGCGTCTCAACGCTCAGCGAAGGCAACAGCTCGGAACTAGTGGATAAGGAGGACCAGCGTGCCACGACTCGAATGGAGTGCGGTAGGGGAACGGTTCTACGAGATAGGCGTTGATCGAGGCGTTCTCTACACCATCGATGATCGGGGCGTCGCCTGGAACGGACTCGTATCCGTTAAGGAAGCACCAGCTGGCGGAGAAGTCAAGGAGTTCTACGTTGACGGGGTTAAATACCTCGCCTTCGTCTCCAACGAAGAGTACGCAGCAACGATCGAGGCCTACACCTACCCGGAGGAATTCGGGGTACATGACGGCACCGTTGCTGTAAAGAACGGTTTGTTCGCCACACAGCAGGCTCGTCGATCTTTCGGTTTCTCCTACCGAACCAAGATCGGCAACGATGTCAACGGGTTGGATCACGCCTACAAGATCCATCTCGTGTACAACGCTCTGGCGACACCTACGGCAATCGACCGTAACACCATGAGCGGCGACACCAACGACGCCGGACTGTTCAGCTGGCAGATCACGACGAAGTCTCCGGTTATTACCGGTTTCAAGCCGACAGCGCACTTCGTCATTGACTCACGCGAGACTCCGGTGGGTCTTCTTGTCGATATTGAGGATCTTCTCTACGGCGATGGGGACAATGCGCCCCGTCTTCCGCGAATCGAAGAGCTTGTCGACATGTTCACCAACTACGTTCCTCCGCCGCCGGTTGTGGACCCGCCGAATGGCGGCGCCGGTGATGGTGGGACGCCCACGGATCCGGTAACGATGTACGACGGTGGTTCTCCCACTGTGTACTCCACTAACTTCTTCGATGGTGGATCGCCGACCGTGTTCTCTCCCGATATTTACGATGGCGGTAAGCCGTAGCTTCTGAAAGGAGCCTGTCGTGATTACGTTCGAATCTCGAGGCTCCTTTGATAACACGGAGCGCTTCCTTCGTAGAATGCGAGACCTTGATATTCGAAACATCCTCGAATCTCATGGACAAGCTGGAGTCGCAGCGCTAGCTGCAGGCACGCCTACCGACTCAGGGCTGGCTGCTTCGTCGTGGGGGTATGAGGTAAGCGGGGGCGGTAAATCCTGGACCATCACCTGGACAAACAGCGATATTGAGCGGGGTTTCCCGGTTGCAATCATGCTGCAGTACGGACATGGTACTGGAACAGGCGGTTATGTCCAAGGCAGGGACTACATCAACCCGGCAATCAGGCCTATATTTGACGAGATTGCAAACAGCGTCTGGAAGGAGGTGACCTCAGCATGAGTAGTGTTGACAATCGCGTTGTCGACATGAAGTTCAACAATGGAGACTTCGCGTCGAAGGTTAGCGCTACGCTCGGGCTTCTCGCGAAGCTTAAGGGCGCGCTTAAAATGGATGGCGCAGCCAAGGGGCTCGACGAGGTTACCGCCGCCGGACGTCGCTTCAATCTCAACGGTATGGGCGCCGGGATCGACGCCGTCAAGGCGAAGTTTAGTGCTCTTCAGGTCATGGGTGTTACAGCCCTAGCCACAATCACACATCAAGCGATGGCCGCTGGAACAAACCTGGTCAAGTCGTTCACGCTAACTCCCATCACCGATGGGTTCCGTGAGTATGAAACGAAGATGGGGTCGATCCAGACGATCCTGGCGAACACGTCTCGTTACGGCACAAAGCTGTCAGACGTTAACGCGGCGCTCGAGGATCTGAACAAGTACGCCGACAAGACGATCTATAACTTCGGCGACATGACCAGGAACATCGGTCTCTTCACCAACGCAGGTATTCGACTCGAAGACGCCACTTCGATGATTAAGGGTTTCTCGAATGCTGCCGCAGCTTCGGGAACCAACGCCCAACAGGCAGCCGGAGCGGCTTATCAGCTTTCGCAGTCGCTCTCCAGCGGTAAGATCACGCTGGAAACTTGGCGCTCTCTGACTAACGCCAGCATGGGCAACAAGAACATGCAGCAAGGTCTGATCGATATCGCCTCGGCGATGGATACCTTCAGGGGTACGGGCGCTAAGGCAACCGACGCCCAGAAGGACTTCAACAAGTCGCTCGAAAAGGGCTGGCTTGCCCCTGACGTCATGTCCAAGTATTTGAAGATCATGGCCGGCGACATGAGTAACGCCGAGATGAAATCTATGGGTCTCTCTGCTGCCACCATCAAGACCTTCAATGAGCAGCAAAAGACCGCGGAAGAGGCGGCCACCAAGGTTCGAACCTTCACGCAGCTCATGGGTACGCTCAAGGAAGCTGTTGGTTCTGGTTGGGCTGAGACCTTCGGGATTGTGTTCGGTAACTTCGATCAGGCCACCGAGCTGTTCAGCGGTATCAGCGATGTCATCGGCGGGTTCGTCAACAAGTCCAGCGAGGCTCGGAACAAGCTCTTGCATGATTGGGCTGAGCTTGGCGGTCGTGTGGCGCTTATCGACGGCCTTAAGATCGCATTCCAAGGTCTCATGACGATCATCAAGCCGATCAAGGATGCTTTCCGACAGATCTTCCCGCCCGTAACAGCTCAGCAGCTCTACAATCTGACTGAGCAATTCTTTAATTTCGCAGACAGCATCAAAATCGGAGAAACTACAGCCAAGAACCTTAAGCGAACCTTCGCTGGGGTGTTTGCTATATTCTCCATCATCGGTCAAGTCCTTGGCGGGGCAATCGGATTCATCACCAGCTTCTTTGGGGCCATTGGTGAGGGCACCGGTGGTCTGCTCAACTTCACCGGTGGAATTGGTGATTTCCTCGTCTCGCTTGACAAGATGCTCAAGAAGACTGGCATCATCAAGACGTTCTTCAACGGACTAGGTAAGATCCTTCAGGTCCCACTTAAGCTCATCGGTAAGCTTGGGAAGCTGATCGGCAACGCCTTCAACGGCGTTAAGATGCCGGATCTCAGCTCGATATTTGACGGTCTAGGTGCTGGAACGAGTGGTCTTTCGGCTATCGGCACTAAGATCACTGGATTCTTCAACTCGTTGTGGAAGAAGATCAAGAGCTTCGGAGCCAAGGTAAGAGAGGCCCTTAGTGGTGTCGGTGAGGTAATCTCGGATGTGTTCTCCGACATGGATTTCAGCCGAGTGCTTGCTGTCATCAACACCGGGCTTCTTGGCGGTATTGTTCTACTGCTTAAGAACTTCTTTAGTGGTAAGGGTTTCTCGCTGAACATTGGCAGTGGGTTCTTCGACGCCGTTACCGATACGCTTGGCGCCGTGACTGACAAGATGAAGATTATGCAGACCGAAGTCAAGGCCAACATTATTCTGAAAATTGCCGGCGCACTCGGTATTCTTGCTGCCTCCATGGTTCTTATTTCGACCATCGACGGCGAAGACCTAGCGAAGTCCCTCGCTGGCCTAGCAGGCGGTCTTGCCGTCCTCCAGGGTGGGCTGATGGCGCTGTCAAGCCAGATCGGCTTCTTCGACAGTCTCAAGCTACCGGTCCTTACAGCGTCATTGCTCGCTCTAGCTGGTGCCATGATTCTGATGGCTGGCGCTATCAAGATCATGGGTAGTATTCCTGGCGATCAAATCGTCAAGGGGCTATTCACAATCGGGGCTTCGCTCTTGGTGATCGCCGGAGCGATGCGACTCATGCCTAAGAATATGGTAGGCCAAGCTCTTGCTATCGGCTTGCTTGCTGTATCGCTAACGGCCCTTGCGGGAGCGATCAAACTCTTCTCGAAGATCGACTGGGACGAGATGGGTAAGGGGTTGGCTGGTATCGCAGCCTCTCTGCTCGTTATTGCTGGAGCCATGCGACTTATGCCAAAGGACATGCTCGCCCAATCAGTGGCACTTGTAGCGGTTGCTGGTGCTCTTACGCTTATCGGCGATGCCGTTGAAGACATGGGTGATATGTCGTGGGAAGAGATTGGTAAGGGGCTAACCACACTGGGCGGGTCACTTGGTCTTCTGGCCGCAGGACTCAACCTTATGAAT